AAGGTAATCGAAAAAATGGTTCCAACACCGCAATTGCAATCTATATTGGAAGAACCGTCTAGAGGGTCGAATGCGACAATATAATTACCACTATGACTTGCGTCAACAATAGACTCTTCATCCTCTTCTTCGGATAATAGTATTGAACATGCGCATGATTGGGTCAAATTATCAACCATAATATCATTGGTTAATACATCAAGTTTTTTCTGGTCGTCACCTGAAGTATTTTGCGTCTCGTCTTCCATTTGTCCATTATTATTATCAAATGCGATACGGTCTACTAAGTGTTCAATTTCAATACCGCTCTTCTCAATAGCAGATAACAATTGAATAAATTCGTGATTATAACCGAATTCTTCAAGCAATATTTGGATATTCATCTTAATATGTATTATTAACACAATTTTAAAAACACCAAAAATTTATATTTTACGAAATTTGGCGACATTATTATATTCAGCTTCTTCGGGATTAAAAAACCAAGTTTTTCCTTCCATCTTGGTCAATGTTCGATGACGTAATATCATTTCTACAATAACGCAAAGTCCAAGTTGCATAATTTCCTTGGTATTTGATGAATTATACATGGAGTTTCCTACAATTCCATTGAGATGTTTAACAATATCCCCCTTTGTGGGGGTATGTGCGGCCAATCTCGTGCCTGTGCTGTTTTGCATTCGGGTAATATCTTTAATACGAAACACCATTTCTTTACCATTACGGAACATGTCTATAAACCCAACATTCTTGGAATATTCGGAAGAATTTATTTGAAATTGTTGAGATAAAACTCCTGCTTCTTTGAAAATACGAACATCTTCGGGTTCAGCATCAATCCATTGATTTTTGTCTTCATCCGATTGTTTATATAAATTCCATGTAGTTTTATCGGCAAGTAAAAAAAGCGTTTTATTACGATGAGAAACCATTTTTGAATCTAGATATCGTTTAATAGCTTGTTCGGTTTCGGATAGTTCAGAGTCATTGCGTATTTTAGAGTAAAAATGAGAAATCAGGGTCAACTTATCTTCAGGCATAAGCATATCAATATTATGTTGAATAATAAAATCAATATATTCACCAAATCCAATATTATGCAATGTTTGTAGATGATTTACTACGCGACTAGCATGCTTATACCAATTTTGTTCTCCTTGTGTTATTTTTACCACTTTAGATGCGTCGCTAACATTGCGGACAATAGTATCAATAATATCTCGAGATGTAGACTTCACACCTGTAACAGCTGGGGTGTTCTCAATTACAGACGTATTGTTTGGTTCAAATTCGGTAGGAATACTCAAAGAAACCTTGCTGTTTTTATAATCGACGGGAGTGCTGCGTTCAAACACGGTAATATGTTCATCATTTATTTCCACCGGTTGAAATGCATAAATCTCCTTTTTGTTTACCATATTTCCACGGCGTCCATATCTATCGAATAAATATTCTGTTTTATTGTTTACAAAAGAAGACAAGGCTGAATAAATATGTGTAACCGGATATTGTTTGGTAACATTAATTTTATCAATTAATTCTTTCAATGTATAAAAGGGTTCGCCCTTTGCATTATCGCGATATAATTGTCGAATACGTCGCATAATTCGGTCGTTATTTGATTGTGCGAAATGAATTGAATACGAATCTTGGACAATATCGCGTTTTATTTCTTTACCAACATTACATTTGAATGAACAATCCTCCATATAGTCACATATGTCCGTATATGGCCGGTCTCCAATGCGATACTCAATTTCACGTTTGTCGGTTGAAAGTTGAAGTGTGATATCTTTATTCGCGGCATTTGCTACCAATTTATCAACAGTGAAGTTATTTTGTTTTAGATTAAGGACACAATCTACGGCGGTTTCTTTCATAATTCGCGTAACTTGTCCAATTAATTCAGCCTTTTTCTGTGCTAAACGATAAACGTAAATATCAACGGGTTCTTCATCCGGAGTTTTTTTCATAATAGTTCCATGCATGTATATTTCCACATTTCTTAATTGGAAGGGTAATAAACAATGACTTAAATTTCGAACACCTCTGCCGATAACTTGTTCAATACGATTCATATTATACCAAGGCTCTAATATATGAAGTTGTCGAATGCATTTAAAATCGAGTCCTTCCGAACCAGCCTTGGAAATTAATACAACTTTTACCTTCTCTCCATTTTTATTGTTTGAGTTTGTGATTATTTTCATATCATTAGCGTTATTTGGGGAATATGCTTTATCGCCGGTAATCATAATATATTTTGCCTGCTGGAAGTTGCTGGTGACCTCGTTACGTGGTTTCATGGTAGTAGCGTCCAAGGGAACTGCTGGGGATTGACCGAATAAAGATTTCGTATTTGGTGAACTCCCTTGTCGTGCAAATCCCATTTCTTCCAATGCGAGAGACATGGGGACAATACCCCCGTCAATATATTGTGAATATATCATAACGATTCCGGTTGAATGACGAATAATTTCACAAATACGAGCTATTTTCGCACTATATTTTGAAATTTCAGAGGGGCTGAATATCCGACCATATTTTGATAAAATTTCAGGTCGATAATCAAAATTTGATTTCATAGGAATTTTACTAGTAGACTCATCTTTAAAAGTCATTGTCGAATTCATTCCACGTTTACCAACCATGGTCGCACGTGGGTCTTTATTTTCAACATCTTCAATGCTAACAGAAGAGTTGTCTATCTGAATTTCCCCATTTTCGATATGTATATCTAGATTTGGACTAGGATACACCATATTGAGCGCTTCAATCGGAGTTTGTAATTTTCTAAATCCGAATTTATCCAATTCATCAAATGATATACTGTGTTGCTTCATTTCAATATCCTTACGAATACCGTTAATAATCAACTTATATGCTCGTTCTTGGTAATCTTCTAATTCATTAATATAAACAGGCAGGTGTTTCATTGGTTTGTCTATCTTGCGCCCATTTAGCTGGATAGTTGGTAAGGCAACCTGTTTTACGCTATTTCCGGCGAGTGCTTTACCTGCATTTACGAGGCTACCGATAGCATCGGGTGTATCTCTGAAAGTCCGTTCTTTCGCAAATGTATCAGGATAAATACGATATGGAAATGTATACGGATTTTCACCCCGAACATACGAAACATATCCGATTAATTTACGATGTAATAATTCGCGACCCCCCTCTTCTGTAATATTACCATCGGAATCTACCTTTTGCTCTTTGAATGTCCCATCCGATGTAAAAATTTCTTCGGAAGAAATAAGCCCACGTTTATCGTTTGCATTCATTAAATTCACTAACCAAATGATTTCGGAATAGGAGTTATACATAGGGGTTGCAGATAATAATAACAGGCGCATGTTATTGCAACTTTTTGCTAATTTTAAAAGATATTGAGCAGTTTTGCCGTCGGTATTATCTTTCGTCATCCGAATATTATGAACTTCGTCAATAATAATCATACGATTGTTAAAAAATTTGCGCATACTTGCTATTTCTTGTTTACGTGTTTCTTCGGGAGAAAAATCCGAACCGGAAGGGACAGCGATTTTTTTACGTATAAAATTCGCAAGTTCGACATAACCCATAAAAACATAGTATTGATTTATAATCGTTTTTATTTGTGAAATAACCTTTTCTTTTGAAACCCCCTTTAAACTAGTAGGATTTACTTCTTTTACTAATGAATTACCAATACATGAATCAATATTCCAAATACCGTCAACTTCCGTTAATCTGCGTTCATCAAACAGTTGCAGTTTAAAATTATTTTGAACATTCGGTGCAGCAACAACAATAATACGCTGTTTCACCCCAACCTGTTTCATATAAGAACGCATTTCTTCGGCAATACCGATTGAACTACATGTTTTACCACTACCTAACCCATGATACAATAAAAGACTGTTGTATGGTGTTTGAAATGATAAAAAGTTCTTAACAAACAATTGATGTGGTAAAAGTTCGAATTCGGCCTTACACATTTTATCGGCATAGATTTGAATATCTCTAATTTCGCCGTCATATTGTGTATCATTAAATTCAGTGTGACTCGCAATTTTTGCGGAGAACGTAGGGTCATTTAATGTGGGATATAAAAAGTCGTGGTCTACGCCGTGTTCACCTTTAAATTCAATATGTTCCATTTTGCGACGATGTTCATTTGTATTAGTGCTAGGTTCCGTTTTCACTGTAATATCATCATTCAAACTAGGTTTATCTTGAGATTCAAGCGTATTTTCTAAAGGAATATCGGGACTTTTTGCAGTTTCAATAAAGGGTTTATTTGCAGAAGGTTTACGAATTTTAATAATTTTTCTATCGTTATCTGAAGAAACTGTATTTAATTGACTCATATAAAATATATACGTATATACATTACGTGTATATTTCGATTCATTTATTCTACCACGTGCACTTTTATTAAATGTTTTTATAAATTCTCAATGGTGGTTTTTTTACCGTGACATTCGCGACATAAAGCGACTAAATTATCTACATGATTACTTCCGCCATATTCTAAACGTATTTTATGATCAACTTCAAACCATGCATTTAGTTGGTCATTGCATTCTCCACACTTCCAATTTTGTCGCGATGCGACAAACTTCTTTTTTGTTTCACTGACCGACCGTTTTGTCCCTTTTTTACCAGAATGCATCATGCGCTCGGCATATCTTGTTTGTTGATTGGGAACTTGAACAACTTCACGTTCCCCACCTCCATTACGAAAGGAATTTTTTGATGTAAAGTCGAGTATAGGAGACAAAATAGAGCTTGTATTTTTATCAACCGGCAAGTATTTTAAATATTCGTTTGATGTAACTAATATATTTTGTGCGTTTGCCGGATTTTTTTTTAGTAGAATATACAAAATAAATGCGCCGAATACTACTCCGCCCATTTGAAATTGTTTTTTATACATCATAATATTTTTGGTGTATTTTCCATCAGTATGCATATGAAATAAAATAGCGCCTGTGATTACAATTAGCCATAATTCTATACGCATGGTATTTTATATAAATGGTATAAAATAACATGATACAAATATTTTTAATAAATAAGTATTATAAAAATGAAACATAATACTGTAAAAAAGGCGATAACGTATTCTTTACGTAAATGAAAGCGTTCAGATAATTTCACCTGTTTTGGTCTATACAATGCTTTATAGTCATCGAGTGCTTCAAACAGGGTTATCTCCTCCTTTCCAAGAATTCGATTAATACGATTGTGAATAAAATGTATCCAGCGTATAAAGGAATCGCGATTATCTAAATACGGAGTAATTGGATATCGGTCAAGCAAAGCGATAAAGTTGTCTCCAATCTCAGGATTTGGAATAAACAGAGGGAAGTTTTGAATAAGGTCGTAATATTTACGTTTGGTTACAGCATTCGGGGTCAATGGATATGTATGAGCAATCGTTTGTAAAAAAAACCAATAATGTGGACCCCAAACCTCAGGTGCGAACTTTTCAGAATCTAACATGGTAAAAGTCGCTGGTATCGCTGTGCGTTTGATATAATCCGCATGTTGTTCTTCCATACGAATCTAATAAAGTATATAAACAATTGCGAATATAATAACATAGAATAAGCGTAGAAATGCAGAAAAATGATTATTATTGCAATAATTGCGGAAAATCTGGACATTTATACCATCATTGTAAACTGCCAATAACTAGTAATGGTATAATCGCATTTCGAATAAATAATGATAACATAATAGAGTATTTATTAATAAGACGTAAAGATACACTGGGACACATAGATTTTATGAGAGGTAAGTATTCGGTAATGAATCGCCAATATATAATAAATATGCTAAATCAGATGACTATAGATGAAAAGTCAAGGCTAGCTACAGAGAAATTTGAAACATTATGGAATACAGTATGGGGTGAAAATACATTGTCCGTGCAATACAAGAATGAAGAAAGTAGTTCATTTGAAAAATTCTCTATGTTACGGTCCGGAATAACAATAAACAACGATAATTATACATTGGACGATTTGATAAAACAAAGCAATGAAAATGAAAAATGGAATGAACCGGAGTGGGGGTTTCCCAAGGGTCGTCGGAACCATCAAGAATCTGATTATGATTGTGCGATACGAGAATTTTACGAAGAAACCGGGTATTCGGATAAAATATTACACAATATACAAAACTTAATACCCTATGAAGAGATTTTCACGGGGTCGAATTACAAGTCATACAAGCACAAATATTATATTATGTTTATGAGGTATAAAGATAGTTTAGTGCAATATCCATATGAAGAATCGGAAGTAAGTAAATTAGAATGGAAAACGTATGACGAGTGTATAAAGTCAATTCGCCCATATAATTACGAAAAAATCCAATTATTAACAAATTTAAATACCACTCTTTCAACCCTTGCTATATATTGATTCACACTTCCATAGTAATTTATAATAATAATATATACTATTATGAATAAAAATACAAAATCGAGTCTATCCTATGGTCTAATGGGTGACTGGATAAGAAAGTTAACGAAAAGTGGTCAAGAAGGTATAGATACGAGAAAATCATTATTGAAATTGGTAATATTGAGCGGCATTCTATTATTTTCATGCATAACCGTATTACGAATTATTCTTTCACCCGGTACGGCTGATTACAATATACAAAAATATTTTTTTGTCTATACTCTTCCAATTATTTTGTTATTTGGACTAATATTAAACATTGGACAGAACGAAGACACGGGTAAGATGTTTATGAAAATAGTAGGAATAATCATACTAATTACTTGCGGTGTATATTATTATGCTACAACAAGTGATTCAATCTTGAATTTCTCTCTCTTGTCTAATTTTTTATTCATGATGTTGATTACAATAATAGGTCTAGCGATTACTTACCAAATTTTAATTGATTATATGGTTCGTTTAAAGGGTTGGCCTGGATTTATTGCACAATTGCTATTTTATGTTCCCTGTGTGATATTAGATGCATGGGAATATATTGTAGCTCAATTTCAGTTAACTCCTTATTCCATCTATTTATTTATAGTATTAGAGATATTACTAATTACATTGTATGCTTATTTACCTGAAATATCAAATAAAGTCACGGGTATGGACGATGCGATTCAAGGGGTGGATAATGTAATGTTTTTAGATGGAGGAAAAAAAGTGGTTATCAATAGCGACGAGTTAAAAGTTCCCAAAAGCTCGCAGTCCGATTCTAATGTGGATTTACAGGGTAATTATCGAACAAACTATGCTGTATCTATGTGGGTATATGTGAATCCCCATAGCCCGAACGATATAGCATATAAAAATGAAACAGAAATATTCAGTTATGGACACGAAGATAGTGAAGGAGTTCAACACGTAAAACCGATGATTCGATATTACGGAGGAGGGGACAATGACCAGGTGATGGAGCGAAATAAAATGATTTTTTATTTTTCGAAATATTGCAAGGAAAAAGGTGGTCATATATGTCCCGATAATGCACAAAACCCAGGTGAACATCCTTTTTATGACGTAACATTGACGAACCAAAAGTGGAATCAAATAGTGTTGAATTATAATCGTAATATTGTTGATATTTTCGTAAACGGTGTTTTAGAACGTTCCTTTACAATGACGAATAATATGCCGATATACAATGACCTTGATACAATAACAGTTGGTGATGACGTTGGAATAAAAGGAGGCATATGTAACGTGGTGTATTATAAACACCCTCTAACAAAAGAACAAATAGCACTTTCTTATAATTCCAAAATGAGTGCAAATCCTCCCGTAGCATCAATCGCCGATAAATCATCTTCATCGTAATATATTTGTTGAGATAGAACGAACTATTTTATATCGTCATTTTATATAATCATGGAAACTACAACTATTGTTTTAGCTATAATTGTAATTGTCTTAGTGTATGTGTTATATGCATATTTTGTTAGTGGGTCATCTGTGATAAGTAAATCCGCAAGTTTGAAAGAAGGTGGTAATTCACCGATTACAACAATCAATAGTGGACAATCAACACGCTATGCTTATGGTATATGGACGTATGTAAATACATGGGATTCTACACGTGAGAAAACTATTTTTTCGCGAGATAATAACATTCGACTATATTTAGCGGCAAATAAGCCCTCGTTATATTGCACAATTACATGTGTTGGTAGTGACGGTTCCTCATTAGAAAATCAAAATCTATTGATTACAGATAATTTCGCAGTTCAAAAGTGGGTTTATATTGTAATCAGCTCTGATAATACTGTTGTTGATGCATATATTGATGGTAAACTGGTAAATTCAACAAAATTACCCTCGTCTCCCAATCAACCCGGAAGTGCTAAGGAGGTCCCTATAATATATGGTTCCGGTTGGGATTGTTATGTAGCCGGATTTCAAAATTGGAGCAATCCAATTGGTCCTCAGGAAGCATGGGACAATTATTTATCCGGAAACGGTAATGCGATGTCTCAATTCTTTGGAAGTTACTCTTTTAATCTAGGTATAATGAAGGATAATGTGCAGCAATCATCATATACCGTTGATTTATAAATAATTGATATATAGAGCAAAAAAAGATGTTATAAATATATAACAAGTATATTCTTATAACAATGAATGCACTACCACCACCATCCGCATCAACAAGTGTTGATCCTAAGATTCCCGTCGCAGTTGCAGAAGCAATCGACAATACATCAGAAAGAGTCTCGTCAGCTGCATCAAATATGTCGGATAGTATAGCAAATGCTTCCACTTACGTCGAAGACTCAGTATCCTCCTTTGGAGATGCAGATGTAGTCGGAACCAGCACAGACTTTTTAAATTCCAATACATTAGTAGCAAAATTTTGTTTTATCTTATTGGTTCTAATCGGTTTTATGATCCTGGTTAATTTAGGAGTTAAGATTATTGGTTATTTCATGAAACCAAAGGGAAGCCCCTTTTTGATATCAGGCACTATGAATGCTGCGAATGAAGTTATTATTTACCAAGACCCAAAAAATGCAGATTCAATACCTATATTACGGTCAAATAATCAAAACATGGGTATTGAGTTTACCTGGTGTTTATGGATATATATTAATGATACCGCAGCTACTCCCCAATATTCAGTGATTTTTAATAAGGGAAATGCTAGTTATGGAGATAATGGTCAAGCAACTGTTAATAATGGACCAGGACTATATTTGGATAATTCGGGTAATAATCTCGAAATAGTTATGAATACGGTTGCTAGTTCAAACCCTGAAGAGTCGATTACCATTAAAGACGTCCCGCTTCGCAAATGGTTTCATTGTGCAATTCGCATTGAAAATACTGCATTGGACGTGTATGTCAACGGTTCCATCGTATCTAGAAACATATTGCAAGATGTTCCAAAGCAAAATTATCAGAATGTAAACATTTGTAAAAACGGCGGATTCAATGGTAACATAGCCGATTTACAATATTTCGACAAGGCACTTAGTATTTTCCAATTAAATAATATCGTATCTTGGGGGCGTAATACAAGTGCAGCAAATGCCTCAGGGACCGCAGATGCGACCGGTTTCCCATACTATTTATCAAATCTGTGGTATTCGTCAAACATATAAGCCTCCATGTAAAATAATCAAATATTAACTATCTATATAAAGTAATATTTGATGACCGATATTTCGGCTAATTTTTTATTAACATGCACAAATCAACGGAAACAACGACAACAATTCTTTTTACATCAAGCCGGAGCTGAGACTCGATACACGGTTGTGTCTCCGTATACTTATGATGCTAGTGGACGTTTAATATACACCCCCAAAGAGTTAGATATGCGCCGAAAAGCGGAGATTCTGAAACATCAGAATACGACCAATAACTATTCGGGGAAAAGAAAATGGGCTTATCTTGCGAGTTCGACAAATACAGCGCGCGCATGTCCTACAATATATAAATTAACACCAAACACGTCATCAGACGTACCTGGTAAACCAATGTTGCTATCTAACAATCCAAATGTTCCACTATATAATTTCAAGCCGTTGGATACAAGTAGTTACGATGAGATTCCATATGATAACTATAAACGTTTATATGATATATATCCTATTGCAAATATTAATGCAGCGAATGGGAAAAGTGCTATTATAACCGATATTGTTATTCTTAATCCCAACAATAATTCTTTCGCGTTTGGGTTCACTATTCCCGTTTCAATCACATACAGTGCTACCTTTCGAACAGTATCTTCTTTTGCTATTAATTATGCACAATTATTTATTCAAAAGGCGAAATTAGACATTTTTTATAGTGATTCGTTGGTAGCGGAGGTAGATGCATTATATAATGAACAACCATTAATATCAAAGGACTTAATTATATCTGCAGCGAATCTCACATTAGATGTTCAAAATTCTAGTGTTGGACCCATACATTTAGAGCAATATTTGGGAACTATTTACATACCACCCATTAATCTTCAAACAGTTACACAATATGTGTATAGATGTAAAATCACTATTAATATAGGATATTCTGAATATTCGCTTGATATGCCTCGTCCACCGGGTGAAGCTTATCGTAGTAATATAAATGGAGGTGATATCACAAATAGTTATCCCAAAGATGCTACATCGCTAATTGATGTTAAATACGGTGCAATTGCAAATATTGAATCACCCGATAATAGTATTTCTAATAGTTTAATGACTATGTATCAAGCAATTGTAGACGCCGAGGGAAATCCGGTTGTAGATTCATTGGGTAATGCGACGTTTAAGACAGTAAACCCAAATGATATTAAATATATTCCATTTGATATATCAGAAACAGCTACCGGTTAATTATGATAATAAGTTGTAATCAAATTATTATCTACTATAAACCACCAATAAAGTCAGCGAGTGGTTTTAAAGACACCATATTTTGTCCGTTCTTTTTACTATTTGTATTAATAGTGAAATCGCCTTTTAATATCTCTATCATATGTCTTACATGATGATAACCAATACCCTCTGTATTTTCTTGTAAATGAACTATATTTGTTGTATCATACCCTAATCCTTTCACATTATTTATCACCTTCTTTTTCATTTGTTCCAAGTTGCGACAGTGATAATGAACCAGACATAAATCAGTTAAAAAATAGTCGTGCGTATTGTAATGATTACCGTGGTCAAGCTCTCCCGTCCAATTGCGTTTGTTAAAAAAACTTTTCGCCATATCGTGATAATCTTGATACAAACCAAATTCAGTTTCAATCGTTGCGCGTGTATAACCAGTATTATTACCATTAGTAATTTGTGAATTTATATAATTCGTTTTAAATACAGTTTCTGAATCCGGTAAAGTATTGAAATAATTTGTTGTGCGAAATGGTAATACATTGTTGGATTCTTTATCGTAATATACTATAAATTCGTCAATATCAATGGGATAGGCAATATCATATTGACCGCGTGTTGGGTCATTAATTAATTCATTCATATAATCACCTTTCAACTTATAATCGTCCTTTTGAATTAAAAATACTCCTTTTGATTGATACTCTTGTATTTTTTCGAATGTGCCGTCTTCACTCATATTATCAATAACATATAAATTTTGATAGCCAAATAGAGTTCCATGATATTTTAACCAATCTTCTACTATATCTATTTCATCTTTTACCATGGTAAATAATTTAATAATCATAATATGAATAATATAGCTTATTATGATATAATAAGAACCTTATTAATACTTAACCCCTAAATCTTTCTATTTATATAAAAGTGAACATCCGTAATCATTTTTTCATGTAATATCGTTTTCATTAAAAAATCGGGTAATTCGACATCCGTATATGAACCACCGCGTGTATTTTCAACACCAAACATGTTCATAAAAAGTTTTACGTCCTTGTCTACATCATATAAGTCTTTTACTTCAGTCGTATATACGACCTTTATTGGGGGGTTTGCTCTAGCAAACTCGTATAATTTTGCGCAATTGGCTAATACTACATCAATCTCTTTTTTAAAATCGACATGCAATAACATTTTATCATTTTCAAGAGAAACATAATACATATATAATGGTGCTGATTCTAAATCCTCTTCATCTTCATCTTCATACTCAGTTTCATTCATGATAGCTAAATTTTGACTTTCTATCAATTTACAACAATCTAAAAACAAATTTAAACGTTCTTCTTGGGGAACTGAATGCATATCAACAATAATATCATTGGGATCATCTAATATATTGCGTGCACCATCATCCATCCATTCAAATTGTTTGAAATATTCATCATCCAAATCGTCGTCATCATCCGATTTTTCTTCCAGATTATTCACAACCACCGCATTTGCTACAAAACCATTGTTCATGATTTCATCTAGCTGCGATGATGCAGAGGTTTCAGTTTTTCCGGTAGATATTGTAATTGATTCTGTAGTTCCTATTATTTCTGCACTATCTGAATCTAGTTCAACTGATACGTCTACTATTTTATCGTCGAGATTGTCCATTATAGTTATAAATATATATATTACTATATATCATTTGTATTACAAAATATTTTAAAATAAATTCATATGAAAAATATCCATATAAATGTATATCTATATATATAAACCAATAACATGTCTAATCATATTGGAGTATTAATTCCAAGCACTACCAGGAATCGTCCATGGAAAACACTTGAGGAAACCACATTGTTTTCCATATTTATCCCTTCTTTTTTTTCTACATACTGTAATAAATTCAAATATACGATTTACTTAGTGATTGATGATGATGACCCAATATTAACACAGCCAAATACCCAAGAACAATTGGAGAAATATGTATCAATTATGAATAATTCTACCATTCAATTTATATCAGCAAATGGTATTGAAAAAGGGTGGGTTACACATATGTGGAATCGCGCATTTAAACAAGCATACAATGATGGCTGTGATTATTTTTTTCAGTCAGGTGATGATATAGAATTTCGGTCTAGTGGCTGGGTTACTGACTCTATTAAAGAATTAAAACGTCATCAAGACATCGGATTAACCGGTCCACTTGATTATAGACGTATGCATTTTGGTTCGAAAGATTCCCAACCAGGTGGTGAGAGATTTATTCAAACGCAATCATTCGTCTCGAGAAAGCATATGGAAATATTTGGATTTTATTTCCCCGAAGAAATAAAAAACTGGTTTTGTGATGATTGGATGACTAAGGTTTATTATTCGAAATATTTTTATCAAATCAATCATTTTGCATCTAATATAGGTGGGGAACCAAGATACGAGGTTATTGGAGAAATTATGAATCCCGAAGACCCCACATTTAAAGCATGTAATCGACTTATTACTGAAGGGCAAAAAATACTACATGATTATTGTTCAAACTAGAAATTAAAATGGCCTCCATCTTTGAGCCTGGGCCTGTGCTTCCACCTCAGCCTGAGGCACAGGAGTAGATCAGGTAGTAGCAAGAGCAGCGACACAAGGCATGCCGTAATCACGAGTTCCGCTACTTCTTCCACATGCATCTTTGTTACCACCCATCATATTAATCGGAACGATATTTGGAGCAACAGAAGCAGCAGGAGTAACTACAGGAGCAGCAGAAGGAGTAACTACAGGAGCAGCAGGAGTAACAACAGGAGCAGCAGTAGGAGTAACAACAGGAGCAGCAGGAGCAGCAGCAACAGTAGCTGCAGTGACGACAGGAGCAGCAGGAGGAGTAGCAGCAGGAGTAATAGGAGCAGCAACAGGTGCTGATGGAGAATAAGAAGAACCATGTTTAGAGGTTAATACATCAGATAATTCATCAACGCTTTCTGATAATGTATTTATCGAAGTGGTTAATTTGGCTGAATTTAAATTTGATGTTGAGGGTGAAAATGATGCAGAACCCGGTGAATTACTCAATGATGCAGAACCCGGTGAATTAGTCAATGACGCAGAACCCGGTGAATTCGCTAACGGCGTATAGTTGTTATTATTAAAGTTAGCAGTATTATTAAAATTAGCAGTATTATTAAAGTTAGAAGTATTATTGGAAGGTGGGGTTATACCCGGAGATGTATTGTTGTTTGACGGATTACCAGATGAATTACTAGATGTGTTTTGATTTGAATTAATTGGTAAAGATTGACTAGAATAATTAGATTCAGGTCTATAAGGGGGAGTTTGTGATGTATTCATTGAATTGTTCTGTGTGAAAGGGCTTTGATACATAGGTTTTGCGTAATGAACGGGCTTGTTTATAATAGGAAGAGTTGATGTATTCAAATTTGAACAACTGGGCATTCGAATACACGATTGTCCGGGTAAATCATTAAACATTTGTGGTTGATACGGAGGCGTTAGTGCACCAGGAGGTGGTGGCGGAGGAGGTCTACCCCAGTTTATCTCCCTTTCTTGGGAAGCATAACCTGTAAATGGCGGCGAATCAACCTCATCTTCGCACAGTTCCTCTGTATCAAATACTTTACCAAACATACATTTGTCCGTCTCGTCAATTTGTATACACTTTCCACTTCCATTAGAATATCCAACTGGACACCATTTTTTACCACTCAACGCAGACGTAGAAGGAGAGAATTTAGTATTCTGTTTCAAACCATTATTTAATTCTTCGTCTAAATCTTTCTTTGACGTTTGAACAACTTGGGGGATGGGAACATCGGGTTTGGGTGCCGACTTGGGAGCAGGATTTAAATTAAACATGGATAGATTCCATTGTTGTTGTATAGATGTGTCGCCATTAATATTATCCTCATTTTGCAACAAATTACCAACAGAATGAATAGTTCCTTCTGCAATATCAACACCGCCCTTTGCTGTATCACCCGCCACATCCGCAGCTGTATTAATTACTGCACCTGTGTAGAAACCAAGAACACTCAATATTCGAGCAATAAATCCATAAACTATGTTCGCAATATTGTGAAAAATATTTACTCCTAAAAACGAAAAAAATAGAAGAGACGCGAGAACAACAATAATCATATTCTTGGAAAATTTCATAGAAGTGTTCGAAGGACTACTTTTCTCTATAGGATTACTTATTTCCTTTACATCTGTATCATTAGAAAGATTATCCATAATTATATAATATATATACACAATATTACGAAACACATGTTCGTTTAATTGTCGTTGTTTATATGTTCAAATAGTATAAAATGTCTGCTTTTGGTTTTATGGAGACATCATTCTTTATTAGTTTAGGAATATCCTTTGTTCTAATTTTATTGTTGGTATATCACTTTAAACAGCGTCTAAGTGTCGCAGAAGGTAAATTAGATACTATGTTTGAAATAATTAACAATCTAGCACAAGAATTATCTAACGTGAAATCGGTCATTGTACACAATAACCGCCCATCTACACCGTTTCCCCACAATATGGTAATTAGACCCAATGTACCAGTCGATAGTGTGATTATGGAAGGGGGGAAAATTGAGGAGGGTGAAGATAATAGCGAGTCTGAATATGATAGTGATGACGAAGATAGTGATGACGAAGATAGTGATGACGAAAAAATTATCGTGTCTGATGTCGATGAAGATGATATAAGTGTTGACTTGGTGAGCGAAGAATATGAAATCGCAAATGAGGAAACCGCAAATACAGAATTAGTAACTGACGAAGTTCCGGTTGATGTAACACAGGATATATCAGAAAATGTTCCCGATTTTCTAAAAATGAATTTAGGCGATTTAAGGTCATACATAACAGAAAAGGGATGGATTGAAGATGCATCTAAAATGAAAAAAGCACAAATAATCAAGTTAATTGAATCCCGCGATATCGCATAGATTTAAAATATTTATTTGAAAACATTATATGTTGAATAATATATAATGTTCTCATATCCTCAACCCGAACCCATAGCATCTGCATATTCTTGTGGACAGTGTGAAACACGCGTTTCCACTCTTGGATATGCGACAAATAATGTATATCCATCATTCCCCGCAAATATGGGTGATGGTCGTTCGTTAATCGCGTCGCATCAACCCGAGGCTATATTAAATGATAATTTAATAAAACAGAGCGGTGTAAAATCCAACTGGGAATACAGAAAATATTTAGTCGAACATTCCAAAGAAATAGCTGAATCCAATTTTAAAGAGTCTTGTAATGATTGTGGATATTTTGACCGATTTCGTAAAAACGAAAGAGGCAGCGGTAATGTTCTCTCAAATACAGGAGCAGGTTATAAAGATCCCAGTATTATCCAAACCGAACAAAGCGATTTGAAAAAGTTATATTTAAGCCGCGAAGAATTGTCTAACAGACATGAACCTCAGACATTAACGCAGGAACAATTATTCTCCTATATGTCTAAAAAATAAACGTAATATATATATAATGATACCGTTTCGCTTAGTGAAATCATTGGATATTATGTATGTTGTAGCGATTCAATTTGTAGTCGCAATTCTATTGAATGTTATTATAGATGGTGTGCTAGAACGCATTGGTCATATAGAAGAGGATAATATAAAAATAGTATATACTTATTCTAATTTCGTCAAACATCTGTTAATTGCGATTCTAATTATATCTATATTCGCTATTGTTTCTTATTTTGCTCGTTTAACTATTAAACATATACCGAGTCCATTTAACGGAATTGGCGGATTTCAACATATTCGACTGAAGGAATTGCAAGAGGTTGGTTCATTAACAGCATTCTTATTTTTAACTTCCAATTATTTAGATTCCAAAATTAAAACTCTTAGAGAGATGTATAAAAAATTGATTGTGTAATTGTATGGTGAAAATATGACTAATAGTATAATAAATGTATTACGCAGTAGCAAGGGGCAATACAAAAGGGGTTTTTGATAATTGGACAGACTGTAAACAATCTGTCCAAGGATATAGTAATGCTATCTTCAAAAAGTTTACTACACTAGAAGACGCGAACCAATTTATAGATGAACATACAACACCATCTATAAACAATGACTCTCAACCAGATTATTATGTATATACAGATGGTGCATGCAGTAAAAATGGTACAAGTCATGCGTCTGCCGGCATCGGAATATATTTTAGCCCAAATGATTCACGTAATGTATCAATGCGACTTTCCGGTAAACAAACGAATAATGCTGCAGAATTGACTGCGATTGTAAAATCAATACAATTAGTCGAAAATGATGTTCGAAACGGTAAATGTGTAGCTATTGTGACCGATTCAGAATATTCAATACGATGCGCCACCACATACGGCGAAAAATGTGCTAAAAAACAGTGGAAAGACGATATTCCAAATAAGGGTTTGGTTCGTGAATTATACGAACTATATTCGCAAATGTCTACACTCAAATTTATTCATGTAAAAGCACATACTAAGTTAACGGATACACATTCTATTGGGAATCGAGAAGCAGACCGATTAGCATGTGAAGGAGCAAACATGTAATATTTCATTTATTTCTTCTTTAAACACCCATTTAGAACTAATTGGTTATCAACTATTATTACACATGAAATTAATCAGCTTTGATATTGGAATCAAAAATATGGCGTATTGTATTTTTATTGTTGATGGCGACACAGTCAAAGTCCAAGACTGGGGCGTTTTAAATTTAATGGACGAATGTGAATTACCTCAAAAATGCACTTGCAAACTCGCCAAGAAAAACGCAGATAGTAATTGTAACAGTAAGGCAAAATATGTGAAGGACGGACAATATTATTGCGAAACACACATGAAAAAAGATATGAAGTTGAAAAACTGGAGATTGAGAAATAAATCGAATTCTCCAGCGACCATAAAAAAAATGAAGAAAGACGAGTTGATTGATTGTGGGAATACATACAAAGTATGGAAGGATACACCTACATTTTCAACCAAAAAGGGTTATTGTGATGCTATCTTGGAACATCTGGATGCGATTGGTATAAATCCGATAATCTTTAGAAAGAAAAAAACAGCAGGTGAAGTAGATTTAATCACTATCGGTCGAAATATGAAAACGTGTTTGGATAATTTACGCAATGTTCATAACATTACACATGTAATAATGGAAAATCAAATATCTACAATAGCTTCACGGATGAAAACAATTCAAGGAATGTTGGCGCAATATTATATTATGCAACCATCTTTACCACAAGTGGAATTTGTATCTTCTGCGAACAAATTAAAACATTTAGTAATTTCTTCTGAACGAG